TACCTGCACCCACATCAACGGCATAGGTATCTGCGGCTAGATACACCGTCAGAGTTGTGCTTATTCCTAGAACGCCGCCACCGCCGCCGCCACCGTAGGCACCGTTTGAAGTATTGCCAGCACCACCACCACCGATGAGAAGCAAATCAAACACCCCAGCCTGAGACACAACAAGGTTGCTATCGCTAGTGAAGGTGAGAAGCGTGTACGCCTGACCGCCCACCGTAATGCTTGACGAAGTTCCACCCGTCGCAATCCCATAGAAACCCGTCAAAGTAACCGTGTCCGTTGTCTGTGACGACACATAGCCGAGATACGAACGAGTCATTCCACTACCTCACTAACAGGCGAAACGAACTCATCTAGTTCAGCATCGTAGCGGTCACCGATACCAGCATACTGACCCCTAAAAGGTGTGCCACCGTTGCGATGCTTGCTTCCTAGATACTCAACGCTAATAACTTCGCCTGTTTCATCGTCAAGCGTGTAAGCGTAATCACGGTAGGTGTTGTACGAAGTTTGTTTGCAAGTCTGACCACGAACTTTGGAATAGTACGCTTCCCAATCCGATACTCCATTCACCGTTTCATCTTCATCACGACCCACGATTACTTCGGTCACGATGTTGTTTGCGTCAAGAAATGCGTAGTGCGCCATTAGAAGGTCACCGTATCCGTTCCTGCCGTGAATGAGTAGTAGCGATAGGTCGTGCCACCAGAAGTGTAAGTGTTGGTGGTGTACGTCAGACCAGCACCAACAGTGAGTGTGCCGTAGGAGTCGTTGTAGCGAATGATGACGAGGCCCGAACCGCCCGCACCAGTATTGGATGCGCCGCCAGTACCCGTGTTCGCTCCCCCAGCCGTGTTACTTCCGTTGGCGGTACCGCCGACTGCACGAGTAGTTGCTGAGTTGTCAATCGAGGACGATGTTCCAGCACCTCCAGCCGTTGCGGTTGCCGCCGCCGATGAACCGCCGCCTCCGCCGCAACCACCTCCAGAGTAATAGTTTGCGCCCGACGTTCCCTGCAGCAACACTCCTGCGCCAGCCGTTCCAAATCCGGCGGCGTTACGAGCACCACGACCCCCACCAGAACCGCCCTTGCCTCCGCCCGAACCATCAGAAGTCGCACCGCCAGCGGCTCCACCTCCACCGCCTCCAACACTTACGACGTTGTAAAGACGTGAATCGCTACCTGTTGAACCTGGCAGAGTTCCTGAACCAGTAGCACCGCCAGCGCCAATCGTAATCGTGTAGGCAACGCCCGCAGTCAATACAAGTGCGGGTTCTGCGCTACTGGCAGCGCCAGAGTTCTCGCCAACAACTGAGCATCGGTAACCACCAGCACCGCCGCCGCCTGCGTTATAGCCGCCTGCGGTACCGCCAGAACCACCACCACCACCGATAACGAGAAACTCAACAGGAACAGTGCCACCAGCCGTAACATTCTGCGTCGTTAGTGACGACACATACCCAAGTTGCCTACGAGCCGTAGCCATCAGTTACGCCGTAATCTGATTTACGAAACCATGAATCGTGATCACATCAGCAGTCGCAGCAAACGCACGAATGACAAGTGGTGTCGCATTACCTTTGATCAGCAACCCCGGTACGATCGTCACAAGACCTGCTTCGGGAAGAACAGTTAGTTCGATGAGATCATCAGGCGATGTCGTGCCACCCCATTCGATCGTCAGTTTCACCGAAGATGCAGATGTGTTCATCGCATACAGCCACACTTCGTCATAGGTGGTCGCAGTCGCTGAGCCGGTGTGAATCGTCGTGCCGGCAGTAGCGGTTGCCGCCACTTTGACGGCTCGACCATCAGTAGAGCCGCTGAGTTTGACCTTCGTGAATGTAGCCATTATCTGTTGCCTTTCTAACTGAACACTTGCACTTGTAGAACATCAGCACCGCCGCTGATCGACACCCATGCTGACCCGTCATACACTTCGACAGTCAGGGTGTCAAGCAAGAACGACATCTCGCCGGCTTCCAGAGTCGGCTCACCTGCACCACCATACGCTGCGGTTCGAGTTGCTGCATCGGCATAGACCTTCACGCCACGCATCAGATACTGATTCACATCGGCTGCGGTAACTACATCACCACTCGCCCAGAGTTTCGTTCCGGTAATAGCCATAAGTGCGGTCAGCCTAACAGGTCAGGTGACGGCATTGGTAGCGTCTAGAACACCGTAGGTTGCGTCGTTGAGCGTGAATGGGAACACGATGTCTGCGACATACATGCCGATGGTGACCGTATGCCGGTCGGGGGTGATCTGGTGTGTGATGCGTTCGATCGCATAGTCGTCTGAGACGCTGGCTGGTGTGCCTGATGCGAAGGTTCTGGTGACAGTGATGACATCACCCATGTCGAGCGACATGATGGTGTCTCGATCGCCAGATGTCTGCGCCGATGCTAGGACTCTCAGGTTGTCGAACCGGTAGGCAGGGTTCTTGTAGATGGATAGCAGTTTGTTTGCGAGTGTCAGGGCTGCGGCATCGCTCGACAGCAGCAGATTTGTGAGTGCCAGTGTGCTGATTCCGAACTCTGTCTGGCTGCCTGAGTCGTCGGCTTCCTGTACTGAACCGGTCTCTGTCTGTGTCTGCACCCTATTGAACAGGAACTCTTGCCCGTAGATCGTGTCGAGTGCCTGATAGTTGATGCCGCCGCTGCCGCTGTCGGTGAAAGTGGCGATCGGGCTGCTGAACACTGATGTGACTCGATCGGTGAAGGTGAGTGTGCCGTCGCCTGATACATAGAACAGACCCTGTTCGGCTTCGGCGACTCGTTGTAGGTAGGCGGCTGCGTTGGTGTTGGCTGCGATCTCGTATGCGCCGACCGTCGCCACACCTGTGTCTATCGCTCTGGTGGTCGTCGGGTAATCGACTTCGGGCAGATCGAGAATGGCTGAGACTCGTGCACCAGAGAGTTCTGCTGATGGGGTGAAGGCTGCGCCGGTGAATGCGTTGGCGAGTAGCACGAAATCGTCAGATGCGGTGATCGTGCAGGTGCTGAGTTGGTAGTTGTATTCCACATCTATGTCAGTGATGCGACCGGTGAAGATCGCTGTGTCACCAGATTTGATTTCGACTCGTCGGCGTGGTGTCACACCACTCTTGCCGGTGCTGCTATCCCAATACGGTGAAGCCTGATTTATGGGGTCGAAGCGGCGGTCGTTGTTGTTGAGCACGATGGTGGTCGTGCCGGTACGGAATGATGAGAACTGATCTGAGCGACCCCTGTTGATCGTCAGACTCTGCACATACGGTGAAATGTCGATACCTTCGAGCGTGCCGTCAAGCACATCATCACCGTTGAGTTGGCTGCTGTCTAGTGTGAACTCTCTGACGATGAAACCGAGTGCAGCAGTGACAGTGATCTGCTCACCGAATACGAGTGTGCTCGCCATGTCACAGTGCGCCGACGAATGAGCCGATGTTCAGCGGAATCAGACCGTTGCTGCGCACATACGCACCGAGCGCATCGACGATTTCTGTGCCCACTTCGACGGGGTTTGTGAATGGGCTGGTCTCGACTTTGATGTTCACATTCGTGTCGCCGTTCGCACCGCTACCGAAGCCGTTTGACACTACGCCGATGCTCTCGACGATTGACCCATCAGGACCGATCGTGACACCGAGACCGCCAGCGATGCCAGCACTAGCCTTCGGTTTGACCTTCCCTTGTGCTGCGATCAACTCTTTCTGTGCCTGCACTAGATCGTACATAGCGTCGGCTTCACGACGCAGTGCATCTGTCAGAGCATACGACGCATCTTCCTGATCACGCTTCGCATCTTCTAGTTCCTTCAACGCTGTCTCATACACCTTCGAGCCGATCGTTGCACCCATCGTGATCTCGTTGAGATGGTCCTGCGCATCGCTCTGCTCTTCCGTCGCACGAGTCTGAGCATCGAGCGCATCAGTCACCGCATACTTTGCTCGTTCCAGATTCCGCTCGGCTTCGGCGATCTCATCTGCTGTCGCCGCTTTGTTGCGTTCTTCGTTCAGTTTCTTCTCAGCATCAGTGACTGACTGCACCGCATCGAACACAGCAAGTTTCGCTTCGGCTAGGTCGATCTCTGCACGCCTGATCTCGATCGCCGACGCTTCGGGGTCCAGCCGTATCTCAGCCAGTTTCTTCTCAGCATCGACCACACGGAAGTTTGCTTCTTCCACACCGTACTTGCTGCGTTCTAGAGACCGCTCAGCACCGGCGACCTTCTGCACATCTGCTTGCTTCGCTCGCAGTTCTGCCAGTTTCTTCTCTGCTTCCTGCACGCTGCGAGTAGCATCTGCCACTTGCAGCCCTGCGTCACGCACAGATCGTTGAGCGTCTGCGAATCGTCGTGTCGCTTCGATGCTCTCTTTCGCAGTCTTGGGAAAGCCGCCGACCACCAGATCGAAGCGAGCCTGCGCCTTCGTAACCTGTTCAGTCTTAGTCGCTAGATCAAGTTCTGCCTTCGCTAGACCACGCTTGGCACTCTCAACAGATCGTGTCGCATCACGAGCAGCGATCACCTTGTCGGTGAATACTTTGAGCGCATCTGCGACTTCCTTCACTTTGCCGCCAGTGCTACTTGCCTGCGCCTGTAACTTCCGCAGAGTCTCAGCAAACTGTTCGGCTAAATCAGTGTTCTCTGATACCGCCTTCGCAGTAGCACCATAGCCGGCGAGCAGTGGACCGATGAACGGTTTGACCACATTCGCCCCACCCGACGCAGCCTGAGCAGCCTGCTGTTCCAGTTTGCGCAGTTCGCCCTGTGTCAGATTTGCGGCAGCAGCAGCACCAAGAAGATCGTTACGGAAGTTCTGAAACGCTACACCGATCGTGTCGGTGCTGATCTTCATCGTGCCCATCTGGTCATACAGATTTCTGAACTGCTGTGCGGTTTCCTTGTATGTAGAGAACGATCGAGTGAAGATCAGCACCAGTCCTGATGCGATCGCACCTAACACAAACACGAGCGGTCGAGCCAGCGTGATCATCACATTTGAGAAGGTGGCGAATGCTTTGGCGATCGTCTCGGCGATGTCCACGATCTTCATGGCGAAGTCACCTGCTTCGACACCTGCTGCGATCAGTGCGCCACGCACACCCTTACCATCTGCCAGAGCATTAGCGAACGCTTGCAGCACCGGCACGATGCGTGTCTGTATGAACTCGACCAGTTTCTCGACGAATGGAAGCAGCGCATACCCGATGCCTTCGACGACTTTGCCGAGCGACATTTCGAGTATCTTCAACCGACCAGAGAAAGTATCTGCCTGCGCTGCTGCTGCACCACCAAACTGAGTGTTCAGCGTCTTGATGACTTCGGTCAGGTCTTTCGATTTGATGACATTCTGATCGAGCGGAACACCCAGTCTGGTGAGAGCACCGATGTTCCCCTGAAACGCTTTGCCTAGTGCTTCGCTGACACCTGCTAGGTCTTTGCCGGTGGCGGCACTGATGTCGAGAGCCAGATTCAGTTGCTCTTGTGCGAACTGCACATCGCCAGTCGTGCGCACCAGATTACCCAACGCCACACGCAGATCTTCACCTGCGACCGCTGATGCCATCTCTTGCTTGTCGATCAGTTTCTCGACTGATGCGATCTGCTCATCAGTAGCACCGGTCGTGCGTTTGATCTGCTCTGCGAGTCGTCGCTTCGAATCCTGATCAGCGGCAGCCGCCTTCACTGCACCATAGGCAGATGCGGCGACCGCACCGAACGCAGCAGTGCCGGCGACTGCGATCGTCTTGAATGACGGCAGTAGGTCCGTGACCTTCTTGCTTAGGTCTTTCGCACCTTCCCCTGTCGATTTCAGGGCAGCGAGCGCACTTGTCGCTTTGCCGAGAATGACTAGGGATAGTTTGCGCTCAGCCATAGGTGCACATCTTAGGCGGCTTCGCCTGCTGCTTTGTCGGGGAACGCCGCAGCGATCGTCTCATCTATGAACCGCTGATACGACTCAGTGATCTGCTTCTGTGTCATCGTCACGGCACGATACAGAAACTGGTCTTTGCCTTTCTGCCATTGTGTGCGTGGTCCACCCTTCGGACCAAACTGGTTCCAGCCGGTGATCACTCGCAGAGCACCTGATGATGTGCGAGCCAGCCGCACTCGTGTGCCACCTTCGAATGCTGAGACGGTGCGACCAGATCGAGACACGAACTGTGACTCGACACGGGTAGCGACTTTCAGAATGCTCTCACCAGATCGCACCATCGTCGCACGGCTACGGCGACCACGCTGATTCGGTGCTTTGATGAGTCGCCGCTGATCGGTGTATGAACCGAAGTTTGCACCACCGGCATACGGTGCACTCTTTCCACCCATCGTCACCTTGACCTGTTGCAGAGTGCTTGATGTTTCTAGTGACTGTGCAGCCCTACGCTCTTGCTTAGTGTCAGCCAGTGCACGAGCAGTACGAATGACGATCTGTGCGACACGCTCATTCGCTTCTCTGATCTTCGCATCGGCAGCACCTTTCTCGACCGCCTTGCGAATGTCGCTGATGAACTCAGTCAGACCGATGACCTGAACAGCACCGTAGTTGTCTTTCTGACCGATGATCTCAGGCGCAGCCATAGATTACCGCCTGCGTCTCATGCGCTCGTTTCGTTTCTTGATGTAGGCGATCATGGTGCTCAGCATCACATCGCTCTCGTCTGCCAGCAGAGACGGTGCGATGCCCGTCTCGACAGAGAGTGCTGCGATCAGCCAGTGGGCTGAGTCGTCGCCAAAGGGCTACCACCGTCAGCCGATTCACCGAGTTCGACATTCTCAACAGTTTCGAGCCAGTCGGGGTCGAACTTCTTGTCGGTGTTCTTGGCACGAGTCTCAGCAGACCATGCGAGCCACGCCAGATCAGTGAGCCGGAAGTCGTGTTCGAACCGTGCGACACTGCGCTGCCATGTTCTCTCAAACTGCACAAAGTCTGCGAAGGTTGCTGTGACATCTCGTTTCTCGCCGTTCGTGTAGATGATCGTCAGCGATAGTTTCATTCTCTGCCCCTTTCAGATGCCGAGTTGTTTAGATCAGGAAGTCGCCTTCGTCAGCGTGCCGCCTTGGAAGGAAAGCGAAGTAGTGGCGAGTTCGCCGACCGTACCGGCGACAGGTGTGTGAGCAGCCAGATAGGTGCTGGCAACAGTGTACGAAGGGTTCTCTGCACCGACTGCGGCAGCGGTCGGCTTGATCACGATCGTGGTGCTCGTGCCGACCAACGGGAACACCGTTGCTTCGACATTCGATGCGGCGAAGTCCTGTTGCAGTTCGATGTCCACCGTGACATTCTGCAAACCTGCCGTGTAGGTGCGACCGGAATCGCCGAACGCCGTTGTCTCAACGGCTTCTTTCTCGTAGTTCAGCGTCACCGTGTTAGCACGGCTCGACAGATCGACTGAGTTGATAGTGATGCTTGCGTCGGTGAGAACGATCTGCGCCATGTGAGTTAGTCCTGTTCTTTCTTGTCCTGTTTCCTGCTGCTAACGCTAACAGGTTCGATGTGTCCACTGCTCACGAGAGCAGCGACATTCAGACCGCCAAGATCGGCATCGGTGACGGTCTGACCGCTCTTGCCAAGCGTCGTGTTGTCACTGATGATCTTGTATGTCGCCATGTTGCCTGCCTATGCGTGAACTAGCACCGAGAACTGTACCTGTAAGAAGTCGGCTTCTGCAACAGTCAGAGCACCCACGCTCAAACCGCTTTCGAGAATGAGTGTCTGTGCAACGCCGCCCAGCGTCTTGTCGCCTTCGATCGCAGCACGCAGTGATGTCGCACCGCTGTATGACAGATAGCCATCTAGGTTCGAGTGAGCGACCCGATCAAGATACCTGCCGACGATTACGAACACCTGCCAGCGCATGCGCACATTACCGCCGCCCATAGCACCGTGATACTCAACTGATTCAAGCACGGGGAACGCCACCGGTGGGTTCAGTTGCTCTGGCTGATACGAGAAAGTGCGCAGACCGGTCACGGTTGCGAGTCGAGTCTTGATGCCTTCTGCGACCTGTGAGACTGTCGCTGGCATCAGGCAACACCTAGCAACTTGTACGGTTGCAGCAGGTCTCGCACATCGGGGTCCACTGCACGCACTGTGATCGCCATGTCAGCGAACGCCATGACACCGAGCGCAGCATTGTAGCGAGCAAACTGTCTGATGCTGAGCAGCACGCATGCTTCTCGCACATCGTCTGGCACGGCTTCCCAGCCCCATAGGGCAGTCACCTGTACGCCGGCTGCTGACGGTATGTAGAACATCGGGTATGTGTAGCCGCCGATCATCGTCAGAGTTCGTATCGGTCTGCCGAGAATCTGGTAGTCAGTCGGCTCAACGATGTAGTCGGTGTTGAGTGTCAGTGTCGTCTCGTAGGTTCCGTCGCCGTTGTCGTCGAGTTTGACGATTAGACCTGTGGTGCTGCTGATGTCACTCGTTAGTAGCCGGTATGCGTTATTGGCAAACAGGGGGACTGCAAGAGCGTTTGTCTTGTAGAAGAATCTGCCGCAGTAGCCGTCGATGCGTCGTGATGCACCTTCGATCGCTTTCTCGATCAGGGTGTCGTCGATGCTGTCAGAGAGCCTAAGCGCACTCTTCACTTCACTGAGCGTGCAATACCCGTTGGTGATCGCCATGACTCAGCCTTTCTTCCGGCGCAGTGGCTTCTTTCTGACCGCAGTCTCACTCTGCGGTGCAACAGATGCTGTTTCTACTTCTACCGCAACACCGAGCCGTGCAAGCAGTTCATCAACCTGTGCGACACGATCGAGACGACCACGACGCTGATAGCCGATGCGCTCTATGAGCAGAGCCTGCACTGTGCTGCTGTGTTCCGACATGATTCGTTCAACTGTCTGCTGGCAGTGATCTTTCACACTCTCGTGCTACTTGATCACTGCCAGTTCAGATTCAGAAGGTAGGTGCAACCAAACCGGTTCCGTTGATTTGTGCCCATGCATTCGGGTAGCGATTTGCCGTCACCGCCGAATAGCCGTACACGATCATGGTGATGTCGAGTTCGGCAGCCTTTGGCTGTTCGAAGCGCAGCATCATCGGGTCGCCGTTGCCCTGTTCCCACAGGTGCAGTTCTTGCAGGTTGCCGACATAGATCGTGTCCTGATCTGTGCCTGCACCCTTGTTGGTGGCGACATTCGCATCGGTGATCACCGGCAGACCCATGATGGTGTAGCCGCTGTTGCCGTACTGCGGTGCACCGCTGCCAGTGGCAACCGTGTTGAACGCTGGCGCAGGAACTGCGAGCGGTCGGTTGCTGCTGTCCAGCGCAGCCAAGATGAACGCAAGGCGGCGTGGGTGCATGATGATCGCATTCGGACCAGCGAAGAAGGTGGTCTGCACCTTCTGCACAGCGTCAGCCAACTTGGGGTACAACTCAGCGACGGTTGGGCTGGCATCGGTGTAGGTCACAGCCTGTCCAGCCGAAGCAAACAGTTCAGCGACGAGCAGAGCATCGACCTGCGTGTGATACGCAGAAACGAGATCAGCCATGACGAGCGAATCGACATTCGTGCCACGCTCGATCGCCTGACGGCTGACATTCTGCTGACCGGCAACGGTCGCCACCGAGATGTCCAACTTGGTGTCGTCCATGTTCGTCTCTTGCACTGCTGCGCCTTCGCTCTGCGATGCGACGGCTGAGCCAGTCGTCACCTTTGAGATCGAGATCGTCAGACCTGCATCTGGCAGGTTGTGACGACGAGCACGGTCAGCCACAGGGCGACCGGCACGGGCGAACGGTGCTGCGAGATCGGTCAAGAACTGCGGAACGAGCAAGCCAGCGAAGTTGCTGCTGGTCACATCACGACGCTCGACCGACTCTTCACGCATGTGACGAGCCAAACGCTCTTGCGCAGCGAAGTCGTTGCTGAACTGCGCACGGAACGCATCGGCGACGAACGAGTGCTCGCCATTTGCCGAGTAGGTGCGTGGCTCGCTCTTGACAGTCGTGACGGCGGCTTCGACACCAGATGCCTTGCGGCTCTCGGCGGCGACAGCGGCACGCTCTTCCAGTTCCTTGTGACGACGAATCTGCTCATCGAGATCACGCACGGCTTCGAGAGTCTGTGCGATGTCGGCATCTTCTTCGGTCGTGAGTTCACGCTTCTCATCGGCGGCTACTGCCACCAGTGCGTCAGCCTTCGCCAACGCTGCGTCACGCTTCTCAATAAGGGTTTGCGAGTAGGTCATGTCAGTCTCTTTCGTTGAGTCGTTGTGATACTCAGTGAGACTTCGACAGTGATCGCTCGGCTGTGTCTCGGCTGCGTTATTGCTTGCGTCGAGCCAGAGCGATCTGCGCCTTGCGAACGCCTACCGCTGTGCTCTTGGCAGTCAGTGTAGGTTCAGTTTCTTCGGTCTGCAACAGCCTTCCCCTGATCTCTGCGACGGTCTGCTCATACGCAGGGAAAGTGACGACGCTGACATCATAAAGTTGCACTTCTCGTAGTTCTCGCACGCTGCGATCGTCTGACCATGAGTCTTTGATAGTCCTGAATGCGAACGACATCTGGCTGAGATCGCCACGCTTCATCGCTGAGATGATGCGAGCAGCATCGGGGTTCATCGGGTCCAGATCGGCTTCTACTGCTAGACCACGCTCATCTTCTGAGAGTCTGAGTGTGCCGGACTTGGTGCGAGCCAGTGGCACACCTTCATGGTCGATCAGTAGGCGCACATCTGCGCCGTCTTTGATCGTCTTGGTGAATGCGCCACGCTTGACATACTCGACGAACGGCATCGGTTCGCTAGGTGAGTCGAACACTGCTGCATAGCCAAAGAGTGTTGAGCCGTTGTCAGCCTGACGCAGATCGAGTGTGGTGTATGCGATGCGCTTCTCATCTGCGCCGACCACACACCAGCGGTTCTCGATCATCACATCGCTCATAGATGCCGACATCATAACTGATGCAGGTGCGGCGATGCGACGGGCTTCGGCTTCTGCATCGAGTCGTGCCACGATGCGCTCTGCATACTGCTGCGCTCGAAGCGCACTCTCTTTCGTTGAGCCGCCACCCCACAGCAGCATCGCCACCAGACCTGCCGTGATCTCATCGCCTTCTACGGCATCGAGATCGCCGATGTGTCTGGCTATCCACGCAGGGATTCTGCGCCATTTATCTTCGCTCAACGCTTCCCCTTCTGCCATGAGCCGTGCATCTCTGACGGTCGCCGGCATCAGTCCGTCACCAGATAGACCTTGTTCATGCAGTCGCAGACCACGCTCAGCAGATGATGCCATGAACTCAGGTGCGATTAGCGATGGTGGCTGCCGTTCTTCGTATCCAATGCCGGACTCTTCCGGTTCGACTATCTCACCTTCGGTCTCAGACTCATCTTCTGTCTCGTCATCTTCTGTCTCGATTTCGACTTCTGACTGCGTGATGTTCACTGTTCCGTAGTTGTAGATCACTGTGCTGCGTTCATCTGCTGCATCTACCTGACCTAGCGGCTCGATTTCTTCACTCATCGACACTGCGATCATTTGGTCGATCGCATCTTTCTTGGTGAGATGACAGCCGATCGTTGTGTATGAGCCGTCAGACTCTTGCTTGACGGTCGCCCACTGATCGCAGTCGGGTTGGCTTTGTGAAATCCCGAATGGCATGGTCAGTCCACATCTGGTGTCATAACTCGTAGGTCCGCTGTACCAACTTGTGAAGTAACAACTGCATACATGGTTTGTTTGAGTGGCAGAAAGATTTGATGCGGTGCAGTGTGCTTCTCCAAAGGCATACCGTTGTCGGTAGTAACAGTGTCGTCACCAACATAGATGGTGGCACTGGTGACGATCTGTAGATAGATGTAACGGTTCTGATCGTCAGGATTCACGACGATAGTTGGTGTTGTTCCGACGGCTACGACTGTTGACTTCATGCTGCTTCGACCACTTTCTGGTTAGGTGCTGCATCAACACCAAAGATGAGTGTCGGTGAAGTCGTGATAGTTATCTTGACTGCTCTCATGTGTTCACCTATCTCGCTGGTGGTTCTTCGTCTGTGCCGAGTGTGGGCAGATCGCCGCCTTCGAGACCGGCGATGGGTGCACCGCTCGTGCCTAGCAGAATGAACTGGTCGCCACCGGCATACGGTTCACGGTTCTCTTGCTCTCGTGCTTCATTCGGTGTGAGAGTGCCCGACATGATCTGAGTCTGTTGCGCCTTCACACGGGTCGTCAGGTCTGCTCGCTCGAACTCTGATGCGTTGAAGCGCACACGCTGCGTGACCGGCAGCATCTCAGAGATCGCATCTTCGATGCGGCGCATAAACGGCAGCAGTGTGTAGCGAACAAAGTTGATACCGGACTGTTCGACATTCTGATAGGTCTGTGAGTCGCCGCCTGAGCCGTTGATCATGTGTAGCGGTATGCGGTATGCCCGTGCGATGTCACGCACGATCGCTTCACGATGTTCGAGCATCTGAGCGTCAGCAGCAGATACGGTGACTGACTTCCAGCGCAGACCACCGGTGAGCACTGCCGGCTTGCGTCGGCGTGTGTGAGCGTCTGCCCATGTGTCACGCAGAATGCGTGCCTGTTCTTCGGTAATCGTTGCATCTGTTTCGAGCACGCTGCTCGGTGTTGCACCTTCGCCGTAGAACTGTGCTAGGAACCGGTCCATAGCGATGCTTGTGCCGATCGTGTTGCGTAGTGCTTCGAGTGGTGAGATCGACCGCCACTGATTAGGCATCAGCAGCCAGTGAATCGCTTTCAGTTCATCTGATGAGTGCTCTCTGTCGCCGATGACATACCATGCCGTGCCATCGTCGCTGATGTAGTGCTTCTTGATGAGATCGGGGTGTATGACACGCATCTCAACTGGTAGTTCACCGGCTCTGTGTGGCGCATAGATGTATGCGCAGCCATGCAGTGCAAGAGAGAGCATCGTCTGATGCACGAACTCGAACATGGTCTGTGTCTGATTTGGTCTGATCAGTACGCTCGGTGTCGGCAGTCTTTCGAGTCTGCCTGCTCTCACTCTGCTGAGTTCGAGTGGCATAGCAGCCACAGAGTCGGCGAGAAGGCTGACTGCTGCCATGACTGTCGTAGATGCGAATGCAGTTGTCTCTGTAACGATCTCGCCTGAGTAGTTGGGGAAGAATGGTCGAGCAGTGATCTGATAGGGGTCGATGCTCGTTGGCAGAGCACGACGCTCGACAAGTCGGCGTAGAACGGTCACGAGTTAGCAGCCCCAGCGAGCACCAGTAGCACACCTGTGACGATGAATGCAGCAGGTACATAGACCATGCCAACCCCCACGACGATCGACACACTGCCGATCGCTTCGATGATCGTGCCGATAAGGTTGCGATTCATTCCCATACCTGCACGATACTAGGTGCAGCGGTGACGGTTTGTGTGCGTGTCGTCGCTCGATCTAGTGCCATGACCAGTGCGATGCATGCGTCGATCTTTCGCTTGCTCTTTCCTTTCGATAGTCGCCAGCCGGTGTCTGTCATTCGCTGTGCCGCAGAGAGCACCTGATCGCTGTATGTCGGTGCACCGTCATGAGTGACACGCCGGTTCACGATCAGTTCGTATGCGTTGCCGCAGGCAGGAATCATGCGAGCCGCAGACTGTGGGAACTCGACCATAGGCAGACCATCATCAGCCAGATGCTCTGCGCTGCGCTGAAAGTAGGCAGGGTCATAGACGAACTCTCGCACTTCATACTCGTGGTGCAGCGATCGCAGATGCTGCTCGACTGCTGCCACATCTACCCCTTCATCTCTCGGCTGCCAGATGCGAGCACGAGTGACGATTAGATCATCTTGCGGTTGTGCGATCACGACTGCGATGCTGTCGTGTTTCAGAGCCATGTCGATACCCACCCAAATAGGCAGATCAGGTCTGAGCGGTGCATCATCTCTGCACTGTTCCCAAGCACCCACCGGAAGCCACGACTCCTGTGCTCGAACCCACTGATTCAAACGCCAACGCCTAAATGCTGCTTCGTCTGTCTGCTTCATAGCGGTGCGCATGTCGTCGATGTCCAGCAGTCGCTCACTCAGATTCGGATTCGCTGTGCGCCACTGCCGTTCATCATCAAGTGCGCAGTCGGCTGCTGCTTCCCACCACCAGAAACCGAATGTGTTGTCGTCGATCTCGCCGGCTGCACACTGCTTGCCGTACTGATAGAGATGACCTGCGACGGTATCTAGGTCATAGCCGGCAGTGGTGATGCTGACGACCAGTGGCTCGATGCGTGCACCTGAGCCGAGCGTCATCTGATCGTAGAGATCAGGGCTGCCCTGATTCCACAGTTCATCGAATAGCACCAACGATGGGTTGAGACCAGCCTGACCTTTGAACTCTGACGAGAGCACACGCAGCACTGAACCGAAGCGTGGCATCTCGATCGCATCTCGATACACCTTGCACTCTTGTGATAGCACACTGCTCATCTGCACTTGCTGCTTTGCTTCACCGAAGATGATGCGTGCCTGCTGTCGATCGCCAGCGACCACATACACTTCTGCGCCACTCTCACCAGTGATCAGCCCATACACTGCGACGGCTGAGAGCATCAGTGACTTGCCCTGCTTGCGTGGCAGACCGATCAGCGCACGCCTGTATCGCAGTCGCATCGTTTCTTCATCACGCTCGAACAGTGCACGCAGTAGCCACTTCTGCCACTGAGTGAAGATCAGCGGCTCACCTGCTCTGAATCCTTTGAGCACTACAAAGTGATCGGCAGCGAACCTGATGATCTCGTCACCATCGGTGACCTTAGAGATGCGTGGTGTGTGGTAGGTCGGCTGCCACTTACTCGCCGGCAGCAGCACGCTTCGCTTCGATGCGCTGCCTGATCTTTGCGAACTCATGCTGCTTGTGTTCCCCTATCCCTAGTGTGGCACGATCGGTCGGACTGAATCCGATCTGCGACAGCAGGCTAGTGATCTGCCGGTCGATCTCACGCAGAGCACGCCGCTCACGCCATGCACCAGTCTGAGTGAACACGATCTGCCTGAGCACCGTGCGCTCATCAGTCATCTCACACGCCATGAGCACGATGTCGCCATCAAGAGCAGGTCGCAGCCACGCTGCACCACTCGACCAGATGCGGTCCCACAGTGCACGACCATGCTGCCCAAGCGGTCTGTGCGGCTCTGGTATGTCACTCGCCAGAGACGGCAGAGCCACGATCTCAGCATGCGACGGCAGCCGCCTGCCGCCGACATTACCGAGCCGACGCTTCTGCTCGACCGGCTTCGGTCGCCTGCCTGACCCCTTACCGCCCATGCCACCACCTGCGCCACCATGCGATCTGCTGCGTCATACGGGGGTCTCTCTCTCGTTTCGGCTCTCTCTCAGAAATGTCGATAATACGCTGAACTG